TACTGATGCGGTTATTGAGGAAGTTACACAATCAGCGGAAAACATTGTTAAAACAAATTTATGGTTTAATAAAGCTTACATTGCAGCAACGGAATTAACTAGTTTAACGGCAAAAATAACAACTGTTGAACCGCATGGCTTTGTTGAGGGTCAATCAGTTGTCATAAGTGAAGCAGGAAGCGTATATAACGGAACACGCACAATAATAACAGCTGATGTTTATACATTTACTTACACCGTCGCTTCAGGTGCAAATCAATCAAATCATTTAGTAAGACCTTATGGAGTAGTTACGGGAACATTTCATGGCACAGACTACGCAACGGTTCCAGAAATCAGGGAAGCAAGCCTTATGATTGCAGTTGATATTTGGCAAGCAAGAAATAGTTCAAACGCTGCGGGCGTTTCTCCAGATTTCCAACCTTCGCCGTATAAAATGGGCAACACGCTTTTGGCAAGAGTGAGAGCTTTATTAGCTAATCATTTATCACCTAAAGGCTTGGTTGGATAATGACAGTTGCCGTTACAACTCTCAGAACAACCCTTGCGACGGCGTTGGAAAACGCTGGGGTGTGGCAGGTCTTTTCTTTTCCACCTGCCACTCCCATTGCATATTCCGTAATAGTCCAATGGGACGACCCAATGTTAGAACCAACAAACAATACTTACGGAACTGTTGCACCTAAAGCAAATTTTAAAATTATTATGATTGTCCCAATGTACGACAACCAAGGGAACTTAATTAACATTGAGGACATGGTTGTTGGTGTATTTAATAAACTGGCAGCGACAACGGCGTTGCAAATTAGTATTGGAAGCGTTTCAGCACCTTCAGTTTTAAACGGTGTTGAAATGTTACAATGTGAACTTAACCTAAGCATAATGACAAGTTGGAGTTAAAAATGAGCGATATTTATGATGTTCCTTCCGAGGATAAAGCTTGGCTTGAAAAAGTCGGGCAAGTAGCAAAAACAGAAAAGCCAAAACCAACCACTAAGAAAGATGAGGAATAACCATGGCTGTGTTCTTAAATAATAAGGTCGGAGTCAAGGTAAATTCCGTTGACCTTTCTGACCATGTAAGTGCAGTAACAATTAACCGCAATTTTGACGAATTAACTGTGACCGCAATGGGCGATTCAGGAGTTAAGAGAGTCGCTGGATTAGAGGACAGTTCAATTACTATCAGTTTTTACAATGACACCGCAACTTCAAATGTTCTTGCAACCCTTCAGGCTGCTTATGGAACAAATGTAACTTGCGTGTTTTTACAAGATAAGGTTGCAGCAGTTTCAGCAACCAACAAATTATACACAGCTACTTGCTTGGTAAATGGACTAACCGACATTAACGGTTCTGTCGCTGACTTAGCAGTTATTGATGTAACATGGTCTGTAAGCGGTACAGTTGCCGTTGCAACCACAGGTACTTTCTAAAGGAGAAAAATGATAAAGCTAAAAATCACCAAGGCTTCAGGTGACATTGTTGATTATGATGTGACACCCGCGATTGAATACGCTTTTGAATTGCAAATGAAAACTGGATTTCACAAAAGATTCAGGGACGAGGAAAAACAGAGTGATGTTTATTGGCTTGCTTGGGAAGCTGAACGACGCTCAGGTGTAACAGTTCCGCCATTTGGGGAAAAGTATTTGGAAACTCTTTCTAAAGTACAGGTTCTGGACGCTGACTCCCCAAATGGCTAACGCGGGATTCTTTTCATTGGCTAGTTGCAACACTAGCTATACGAACAGGGATTCCGCACTCAGAGTTTATTAACATGGACAGGTCATTGTTAAAAGCAACATTGGCAGTTCTTAATGAGGACGCAAAGGCTAGGGAAAATGGCAGTAGAGGTAAAAGGCCTAATAGAGCTTAAGAAAGCTCTTAAAGACTATACCCCTGACTTAGCAAATCAATTAGATGTTGAAATTGAATTAGCCCTTGGTGGAATTATTAAAAAGGCTAGGGGCTATGTTCCAAATACTGCCCCGTTAAGTAATTGGGGTTATCGTAAGCGAACTGAAAAATTTGAAAGTGGATTAAGAAAATTTCCGTTATTTAACGCAGCAAGAATAGCAAAAAAGATTGAATACAGTTCTGTACCTCGCAAACCAAATAGACGAGGATTTAGAGCTGTGTATTTTATTATTAACAAAGACCCAGCGGGTGCAATTTATGAAACAGCTGGTAGAAAAAATCCTAACGGTCAACCTTGGGTTGGTAGAAAAGGTGACCCTTATGACCACGACATTAGCCACTCAAATAACCCTCAAGCGGGTCAAGAATTTATTCAGGCATTTGGAAAGTTATACCAAGGCAACATTGAGAGTTCAACTAAAAAAGGTCGCTACATGCAAGGACGCGTAATTTATCGCGCTTGGGCTGAGGACGGTGGCAAGGCAAACGCCGCTGTGTTTAAAGCTATTGATAATGCCAATGCAAGATTTTCAAGAAAACAATACTTTAGAAAGGCGTCAAAGTGAGTGTAGTAATTGATATTGCCGCCCAATTTACAGGTCAAAAGGCTTTTAAGTCAGCGGAAAACGCAGCTGATAGATTAGGCAGAAATGTTAAACGCGCCCTAATTGGTGTTGGTGTTACGGCATTTGCTAAGTCTGCCATTACTGCATTTGCTCAACAGGAAAAGCAATTAGAAATATTTAAAAACTCTTTAAGAAACATTGGGTTTGCTTTTGCCACAAATGATTCACTTGCCTTTTTAAATTCTTTAAAACTTCAATATGGCGTCGTTGATGAACAATTATTGCCCGCCTATCAACAACTATTGGCGACAACTAAGAGTCTAGGTGGCGCACAAAATCTAACTAACCTTGCTTTAAATATTGCAGCAAATCAAGGTATAAGCGTTACGGAAGCGGCTAACGCTTTAAGTAAAGCCTATCTAGGAAACACTAAGTCATTAGGTGCATTAAGACTAGGTATAAGTAAAACAACATTGGCTTCAGGTGATTTTGCCAAGATTATCAAAGAGGTTGGAATTCTCACTTCAGGTGCAGCCGCCGCGGGTGCTGATACATTTGCTGGCAAATTAGCAAGAATAAAGGTTGCAACAGACCAAGCAAAAGAAAGCATTGGTAAAGGATTAGTCAACGCTTTATTAGCAGTTAGTTCATCAACTGACATTGAGCAGTTACAGACAAAAATTATTAGTTTTGGAGAATCTGCAAGAGTCACTTTTGAGAACATTGGTAAATACATAAGTGAAAACATTGGTTTATTAAAAGCCATGTCCGCTGTATTGATTTCCACATTTGTCGCTACCAAATTGGTTGCTGGAATTGCAGCTGTAATAACCGCTATTCAAACCCTGACTAAAGCCTACAAAGCTTTAAGAGCCTCGGCAGCAGCCGCCGCGATTGCTTCAATGTTTGCTTTAAACCCATTGGGTGCAGCAGCTATGGCAGCGGGCATGGTTGTCACAATAGGTTTGGTTTTAAAAAGTTTAGACATGCTGGTTGATAAAGCAATTGAGGCACAAAGAACAATTGCTGAAGTTGCAGGGTTCACAGATACTTTAAACCTCTATGGTTCACCTGCTTCAATGGCTGCTACCAAGGCAGCTAAATTAGCTAAAGACACTTTAGACCTAAAGAAAAAAGAACTTAAAGCAGCACAAGACGCAGCAAAGTTAAAAAGGGCGCAAACATTATTTGACATAGACAATATCCAAATCATTGCTGCATTACAGCGCAACATTACAGATGAGGAAAGATTACGCCTTAACCTGCAATTGGCATTGCTTACAAAGAATGTTGATGAAGCAGATAGACTTTCTCAAGAACTCTTATTATCACAATCTCGGACTACTGGACTTGCTTTAGTAATTTCAAAATTGCCTAAAGCTTTGAATCCGTTTGAGGCTTACCCACAATATATTCAAGACGCAATTGATGAGTTAGCAAAATTGGCAGCAGCTATGGCAGCGATTGACCCATTTAGAAAAAAGAGTGAACAGGCATTAGCGGCAAAAGTTCCTTTAACTCAACAAAATGCTGCAACTGTTTTAGCAAACGCACCTGCCTCATTGCAAGAGTACCAATCAATAACTGGGGTAATGAGTGAGGTTGGAGTTAGAACACCAACGCTAAACATAACTATTAACAATGCTGGCAATACAGTCACAGACGCAGACCTTGTTCAGCAAATTAGAAATGGTTTGTTGAACTCAAATCTATCAGGCTCACCAAGCGCGGTAGGTAGATTACTTGGTGCGTTTCAGTAATGGCACTTCCAGCAACTTTAAGCGTATCTTTAAATTTTTCGTCGGGTGCTACCTTCGGAATTCCTTTTACCTTATCAGACCCAGTAAACGGAATCTTAGACACAAACATTTTATCTGCGTCAACAACACCCGCTTTAGTTGCTGACTTAACTGCACAAACCCGAAGCATAAACATTAGGCGTGGCAGAAATATTTACCGCGACACTTACGAGGCTGGCACTTGTATTGTGAGAATCTATGACCCTGATTCAAGCTTTAATCCCCAGAACAGTAGCTCACCTTATTTTGGCGAATTAGTACCATTAAGAAAATTAAGAATTTCAGCTTCAGTTAATGGTGTTTCTTATTATCTATTTAGTGGCTATACAACAGATTACAAATACAGTTATGACCAAGCTGAGAACATGTCTTATGTGGACATTAGTGCAAGTGACGCTTTTAGACTTTTAAACCTTGCTTCAATTGAAACTGTAACAGGTGCTAGTGCTGGACAAGATACTGGCACACGCATTGACAAGATTTTGGACACCGTTAATTTCCCAACTCAAATGCGGGATATAGACACAGGAAACACTCTTACGGTTAATGACCCCGCAACCTTAAGAACCTCTTTACAAGCTATAAAGAACGCTGAGTTTAGCGAACAGGGGGCTTTATTTTGCTCACCCGAAGGCGACATAATATTTAAAAACCGACATGAAACTATTGGAAGTGCGGCGGGAACTCCCCTTGCTTTTAATCAAAGCGGTGGTATTCCTTATGCCAATCTTAAATTTGCTTTTGACGATTCTTTAATTATCAACTCAGTTTCTTTTAATCGTATTGGCGGAACAGCTCAGGTTTATCAAGACGCAGACAGTATTGCGACCTACTTCCCGCATGGGCTTTCTACTAGCGAACTCATTGTGGCTACGGACGCTGAGGTTGCTAACTTGGCTAAAATCTATGTGGCAACAAGGTCAGACACGACCATTAGAATTGATGAAATGACCCTTGATTTATCAGACCCCGCTGTTCCAACAGCCACCATATTGGCTTTAGATTATTTTGACAATGTTCAAATAACTAATATCCAACCCGACAGTTCAACAATAACCAAGAACCTTCAAGTTCAAGGAATTGCACATAATATAACTGCCCAAACTTGGACTACGGTTCTGACCACTTTAGAACCCATTGTTGATGGGCTAATTTTATCCAGTTCAACTTATGGACTGTTAAATGACGATATACTTAGCTACTAAAGGAGAATACAAATGGCAGCAGGATTAGGATTTAAAACCTTCAATTCGGGAGATGTGCTGTCCGCGGCAGATGTCAACGGATATTTAATGCAAGGTGTTTTAGTATTTGCTAGCACCGCAGCTCGCGACGCAGCAATCACCGCACCCGCTGAGGGGCAGTTTGCTTTTACTAAAGACACTAACAGTCTTTTTTATTATGATGGTGCTGCTTGGGTTGCTTCGGGTGCAACAGGTGACATTGAAGGAGTAACCGCTGGAACAGGAATTAGCGGTGGCGGCACTTCAGGAACAGTAACAATCACTAACTCAATGGCGACAGCAATAGACGCTAAGGGTGATTTAATTGTTGGAACTGGTGCAGACACTTTTAGCAAATTAACCGCTGGAACAAATGGCTATTTATTAACTGCCGATAGTGCTGAAGCAACTGGATTAAAATGGGCTGCTGCTGCTGGTGGTGGTGGAATGACTTCTATTGCAAGCGGTTCTTTGACTGGTTC